TTGGCGCTTTCGTTTTTGGTTTGGCGACTGGTGCAGAGGGTGCGCCGACAGCGGCGGCGAGTTGGTCAGATGTGGACATAATTTAATTCCTATGAAAAAGCCCCTCGCACTGGAGGGGCTTGGAACATGAATAGAAAAGCCTCCGAAGGAGGGGGGCAGAGGTTTATTCTTTACTTTGAGCTTGCTCTTTATTTTTAAGGAAGGGTAAAAGCTCATGGAAGGGGCTTCCATGTACTTTTTGTTCAACGTATCGGAGAGGTCTTTCGTCCAAAGTCTTCAAGATGCTATCCAAGAGTTTTATTCTGAGGTCATCCTCCATATCAGAACCTTCTTCTGGGGGTAGTTGTTCTATCTCTTTTCTGAATCCCTCATATGCGGCGGCAATAGATGCCTTAAACCCATAGTCCTCACTAAGTCGGAAGCAGTATCCTATTTGTTTCGTTGAAACCCAAGCGAACCAAACTGGAGCAGCGATAGAAAGGACAGAAATCAGGATGTTCAAGAAAATAATAGATCCAGCCGCTTTTTCAGGTTTAATCAGAAGTTCCTGCATGGAATGAAGCCTGAAAAATGCTATGACTAGAGCGAGGACCAAAGAAGATATAAGGCCAAAAACCCACCATTTTTGCGTTGTGAATAAATCCTTCCTTCTGGTTTCAAACTCTTTAGCCAGTCCGGCAGCGGTTGCGGAGGTAAGGGCCTTTTCTGCATCTTTCAGAGTGCGTTGTATACGTAGTTCCGTATCGGAAATTTTTTGACCTATCAAGTTGGAAGATTTTTCAATTGAATCTATCTTCTCTTTTGATTTCGAAGCCTCTTCCAATAGATTTTCTAATTCGCCGAGCTTTTCATCTGAACGATCCTCCATAGCTTTGATTTTTTCATCAAAAAGCTTCGAAGCATCTTCTATTTTATTATCTAGCTGATCGTAAAATTTTCCTTCATCCTCTTCTAGCTTTGTGAAAAGATCCTCGGCTTTTTGTGTGACTTCATTTTGTGTTACATCCATGGACGATTTTCTTTCCGCCACGTCTTTCGAAAAAGAAACGGTCAATTCTTCGATTTTTGTCTTGTTACCAAGCATAGATTCGAGCCAAGAAGACAAATCATCTATGTTTTCGAACTTTCTTTCAAACTTGCCCAAGGCGTCATAAAGTTTGTTTAATTTTTTCTCGGCAGATTCAAACCGCTTACGTTGTCTTTCAATCTCGGCTTGTGTAGGAGGGACTATAGGTTGTTCTGACATGGCAGTTATCTCGAAAGAAGAGTACCGGCGATAAACCCAATTGAGAAGAAAAGGGCTGCGACTAAAATTATTACTATTTCGTCCATGGTAATTGATTCCTTTAAAGTTTCAAGAGGGAATTTTTGGAAGAATCCTCGGCAGTAGTAATTACGCGCACACACGCATGACGCGAGTGGAGCTCTCTTTTAGATAGTCGTAGTAATCATCCAGGTGGTCTTCCCGGAAGGAATCCGAATCGAAACGTTTGGAGGTTTGAGTTTTGTAGGTGAGGACTTTCTTGCCGTCCAAAGTCAGAATCTCGTTGTCCTTCATGCTTATGGCAATCTTGGTTTTGAGTGCGTCCTGCTGCTTTTTAAGTTCCTTAATTTCACCAGCAATACGTGCGTACTCACCATAATCAATAGCAAGCTCACCTTGAGCCTCCACAGCTTTTCCATTGCTTTTGCCATATAACTGAAGTACATCGTCAATGTTGATTGGGTCAGGCGGGATCTTCTTCAGAACGTTTTCGTTCCAGAAGCGGGAGCACTTTTCTTTGATGACTTGGAACACGTCCGGGCGGGCATCCACCCAGTACATCCGGAAGTCCGACCCTCCAATCAGTACCGCGAGATACATTCCTTTGAGCTTCAGAATGCCGCAGTACCATTGAATCTGCGTTTCGTAGTAAAGCGGGATCACATGCTCGGTTCTGAGGTTGTTCTGTCTGATCTCGAGCTCCTGACTCGGGCCCCAAAGGTCAGCAGTAAAAGCGTTTGCCGTCTTAGCTTCAAAGGCGACATCCGTGTTGATAATGCGCTCAACACCAGTGATGTCGGCATAGCGCTCGATTTCTTCAACCTTCAGAAGGGGACGAACTTTTCCGGCAATCTCGGGATTGATAATTGCGCGGTCGATGTTTGCAATGGCCCAAGGAGTTTCCGGATCGGCGAACTGGTGAGAAACCTTCTGAACTCTCTTGCCTGTGCGCAGCTGAAATTCTTTTGCGACCGTGTCTTCGAGTACCGTTCCCCAGTAAGCAGGTTCGGACATTCCTTTATCTTCAGAAAGCCCGAGCTTGTCATTCCACACGTCGAGCGGCGTCTTCCATGGGTTCAAACTAAGAACCGCTGCCACGTCCGATCCGCCGATTCCCGTGCGCCGACCTTCTAACCAGGCGGCTCGTTGTTTGTTAGTCATTTTTTCGGATTCCTATCAATAAAAAAATCTGTAAATAGTGCTGAAAAAGGGGTCTGCGGGAGGATTGGTGTTTTATTGTTTCTCAGGGCTAATTCTTCTTCGCGTCTTTTGCGATACCATTCTTTGCTCTGCGCAACCCTCTTTTCTTTGTTTTTTGCGTAGTACTCGCGCTTCACTTCTCGGTTGCGCTGTTTTTTACGCTCTGCGTCAGTAATTACTGCCATTCGTTTTCCTCCAGATACTCGTCGAAGATCAGCTCGATTTCAGGATGTCTTTCATCCTCACCATCTTCTGCAAGCTGATTTATTCGCTTGTCGCAGTAGCGAGGGATGTACTCTTCAAAGAACTTTTCGAGCAGCCGCTCATACTCTGCTTCGCGTTTTTCTTCTTGCCAGGACGGCTGCCAGAGGTCCCCAGGGCCAGGGCATGTTCGAGGTGTGTAAGTCATTACAGCCACTCCACGAGAAAGAAGGGAAGAATCACCGAGGCGGCCAGCATGACGCTAGAGAGCACCAACAGGCAGACGTTATCTCCGTCCGAATTTTTTGCAGTCAGAAACTTCTTCATAACAACCTCCAAAAGAAAAGCCCCCGAAAGCGCATCAAGGAGTACCGCGCTAACGAGGGCCAGGAGAGAGAAACTTAAAAACTAACTTTTCACATCTGGATAGATGTCTCGGTCAATCGTTTGCCACACCAGATCTGAAATGAAATTCGACGCATACTCTTTAAAGAGCGCCTTTACTTCCTTCTGGGCCTCAGCAGTCGAAACAACGTGAGCCAGGTCAAGCGTTATCTCTTTCTTTCCAGAGAGCAGGGCGGAGACCACAGCGCGCTCTGCATACTTAAGAGCATCAGTGAGACAGATTGCAGAGCCTCGTTCTTTCAAAATGTCTTCAACAGCAACATCAAAAATCTGTTTTTGTTCATCTACTAACAGGTCCATTTTTCTCTCCTTAAAACTATGTAAAAAAGACCACATTCATAAGCTCCCCTAAGCGCAAAAAACTGGAACCAACAGTTATTGGTAAAAAGCCTGGGGAGCTTATGAAGATGGTCTGAATATGTCCGTCTTTCCGGACTGTCAGGGTTTTAAAGATCCAGGCTGGATTCGTTTTCTTCAAACGTTGGCCGGATATATTCGACCTGCGGAAGGAACTTAGTCAGAACCTCGGAAATTACTTCCTTGCAGATCTTGAGAGTTTCAAAACAATGATTGTTCTCTTTCTGCATCTCTGCCGGCTTGACGGAGTTTTCCTTGTCATTCTTTGGATACTTGTATTTGAAATCCTCAAAACAGAGATTGAATAATCTGGCGTCACTGTCATAGCTGATTGAAGCGATCATCACGCCATCGTAATAAACCAACTTGGCCTTGAGGCGTTCTTCATCCAGCCATTCACGATCATCTGGAAACTCGTGGACGAATTTCAATTTTTTGGGTTCAAATTTCATAATTAACCTTGTTTACAGGTAACAAAAAAGCCCGCCGAAGCGAGCTTTTGAGTTATTCGAAAATTTTTAAAAGGTGGTTAGCCTTTGTGTGTAAAGTAGAGAATTGATCCAGCCATTACGCAGAACACAACCAAGGCCAGAATCATTGTTGCAATCCAAACGTTCATTTGCTACCAAGATGCTGAAGCACCAAAATCCCTGCAACACATGCAAGGCCGCCTAGAAAATAAAGAATCCAAGCAGTTGTCATTATTCATCCTCCTTCGTAAGAACAATAGATAGCGCAATGAAAATTAAGCCACCTAATAGTCCGGCCGTGTTGCTTTGGAATAGCCCAAGTGCCACACCTGCCACACCAAGCTTTTCGAGCGCATCGGTCAATCGCTTGATCTTGTTTCTGTACCTATTGATTTTTACAAGCATCTAAATTCCCTTTCCTGCATTTTAGTCGAATTTAGTTGGATTTAGTTTATCGGTACCGCATTCGGGGAGTGCGGAATCCCCGTCTTTCCGGGGTGTCACCTCTGCGAGATAATTAATTTGCAAACTTTCAACTATCTCAATGGAGGAAAAGATGTTTGCTTATGAAACTTTGCTTGAAGCGTTGAAAGCACGAAAGGCAGTGTCTTTTATTTACCATGGACAGTATCGGGTTGTATCGCCATACATCCTTGGCAAAAACAAATTG